GCGTGCATCACACGCAGACGGCGCGCGGCGCCGTTTCGCCCTATTTGTTGAGCGCAGCCACAGCCGCGTCAATTGCTGCCTGCGCGTCCGTGGTGGTGAGGATGCGCAAATCTTTGCGCCTGTAGTCGTGGCTGTCGACATAGTCGTTTAGCTCATCAGCAACCACGCTGCGGTCGTAGTCACCAAACTGTGGCGCCCATCGGCCATCGTCCCGCACAGCGAGCGTGAAATAGCGTTTTCGCATTGTGTTTGATCCTTTCGCGGTTTTGTTTGGAACTCATCAGGCATCGCGTTCACGATGCGACGGCGGCACAATGTGTGCGCGCCGTTTCGTTCTGTTGGTTTGGAGAGGTCTGCGCGGTCGTGAGTGTCGGGCATTCTGCCGTACCTGCCATACGAGCGTGGTGGAGACGCGATGGCCTAGGCAACTCGGAACGCACGATTGCGCGCAGTTTGAGGGGATCGACCCGTCACCGCATCGCGTCACCGATGCCACCGTGTGAAATTCCCAAATCAGCGATGGTGTGAGGATAGGCACAGGTCCTGAGTTTTGACAAGTGACAAAATTGACAAATGACAAAAATCTTTTTCACAGATGTAAAGCTGTCCTCTGGTGCGTTGACAGCGGTAAACCGTGCTTCATGCTCTCGCGCGCGGTCCCGCCCAGCGAGCGATCCCCACGGTGACCCCGTTCCCTGGTTGCGCTCGCAAGTGCGAGAGAACACGCCAGCAAGTGAGTGTGTGCAAGCAAGCAAGGCATCGCAGGCATGGCAGAGCAAAGACCTCATTCGCGCCGATGGTGCGCTAATCCCTGCGCGGGTGCTCGCAGGGTGCGAATGAGTGTGTCTGATACTGATGCAGTATCCAACGCACAGCGCCAAGCCGTTGATCCCACACGCGAATTGCGCACAGGTGCGAGGGGAAAGTGTCGGCGAAGCCCAAAGGTTGACCCCTCCCGGTGCCTTGCACCCTCCGCGACCGGGGGCGGGCGGGGGCACCCCCGGCGATCCGGCGTCATCGGAAATTCGACCTTCCCGCTTCATTTCGCGGTTCTGGTCTGAAATCTCTGTTGCTGATGGGCAACATCGTTTTGTGCTCGCTCCCGACATGACGGGGCGAGTGTGATTGGTGCGTTGAAGGGGCGCTCACACGTTAGCAACATTGGGGCATGGACTTTGCGACGGCGGAATGCGGGCCGAAGATGCAGGCGTGCAGCGAGCGCGAGCGGCTGTTCGTGTGGCACTACCTGATGCTGGGCGGCACCTACGGGCTTGCGAGCGAGGCGGCGCGTCAGGCGGGTTTTGTCGACAACGACAACGGCTCGATCCGCGTGACGGCGCACCGGCTGTTGCAGCGCGACCGGGTGCTCGATGCGCTCGATGAGGTTGGGCGCAAGGCGTTCCGCTCGCTGCTGATCCCGGCGGTCGCGGCTGCGGCCAAGCTGATTGAGAACGCCAAGCACCCCGACCACGCCCGCACGACGTTGTCGACGCTGTCGCGGCTCGGCCTTGTGGAAAAGTCCAGCGTCGACCTCAACGTGACCGGCGAAGTGGTGTTGAGCCACACCGAGGAAGCGGTGGCGCAGCTACGGGCGCTGCGCGAGCTTGGGGTGCCGCGCGCGAAGCTGATCGAACTATTCGGATACTCCGGTCTTACACGCTATGAGACGCTGCTGTTGGAGGCGAGCACCAAGGCGAGCGTTTCACGGGAAACAATCGAGGGCGAGGCGGTCGACGTAACACCGGCTGCAAAATGAGCGGGCGGCGTCCTCCGGGCGTTGCGGCGGCATTCGCGTGGTCGGCGGCGGCGGTTGGCGTGCTCGCACTGCTGATGTTCCTCTGGTGGCATGTGCTCTGATGCCCGCACCCGCCGGTCAGCAATGCTCGAATTGCTTTTTCTCGGTGCTCAACGGCCCGCCGTTTGATGGCCTGCGGCGGTGCTGCCAGTCGCACCCGGTGGCGCGCACCGCGCCGTCGGACAACTTCCGGGTTGTTGACGACATCGAGTGGTGCGGCGCCTACCAATCGTATCCGCCGCCGACCGGGCAGTCGTGCGCCAATTGCTACTTCTCGTTCACCGGCAGCGATGGCTTGACCCGCTGCTGCTTTGAGAACCCGCCGCCGGGCGAGGCCGCGATGAGCAAGTGGCCGGTGATCGATCCCGCCGAATGGTGCGGCGATTGGTCGGCTGACGGCACGCCGCGAGCGCCGGGTCTGATCCAGATCAACTACTACTTCAACTCGCAAACGATCCTGATCCCGCTGCGCGCCACCAAGGCCGACGTGTTGTTGGTCGGCGGCGGCGGTGGGGTGACGGGCAGTGCCAGTCAACAAGTCACCGGGGGCGGCGCCTATCTCACCAAATACTTGAGCGGCATCATCCCCGGCAACACGTTGTCGCTGACGATTGGCGCGGGCGGCACTAACGGGGTCGCCGCTGGCAAGGGCGGCGATACCATCCTGCAATCCGGCACCCAAACAATCCAGAAGCTGACGGCGGGCGGCGGCAACGGCGGGAATACCGGCGTCGTGCTCGGCGGCGTCGCGAGCGGCGGCGATTTCAACCTCAACGGCGGCAACGGCCAAGTCTCGGGGCTAGAGGACGGCACCGACTTCATCTGTTTGTCGGGTGGCAATCCATTGGGTCCGGCGAGCGGTTGCGGCGGCGCCGATGGCCAAACCCCAGGACGGCTCTACGGCGGCGGCGCGGTGCAAGGCACGGGTGCCTCGGGTCCCGCCGACGGCGGCGCCGGGGTCGCGCGCATTGCGTGGTATTCATGACCGACGCCGCCCGCGAGTTTGATGAAGGCCCCGACCCCAACGACCTGCGCCGTCACGCCAAGAAAATGTTCACCGAGACGGAGTACCGCAAAAAATTCCGGCGCATCGACTTCTACAAACCCAACAACAAACAGTTGGAGTTCCACAACACGGTGGCGCGCGAGCGGGCGCTGCGCGCGGGCAACCAGATCGGCAAGACGCAGGCCGCTGGCGCGCAGATGACGTTCGACGCGCTGTCGTTCTACCCCGGCTGGTACAGCGGGCGCCGCTTCATCGAGCGGCCCAAGATCGAACGCGCCGAGGATTTTTTGGGATGGGCGGCGTGCACCACGCAGGGCAAGACCCGTGACGGCGCGCAGACCAAGTTGTTGGGCGACATCCGCCAGGACAAAGGGCTCGGCACCGGGCTGATCCCGCTCGACAACATCGTCGGTCGGCCCACGATGGCGCGCGGGATTTCTGATTTTGTCGATACGGTGCGGCTGACGCGCGAGAGCGGCGGCACCGCGCTGATCCGCTTCAAGACCTACGAAATGGATCGCGAGGCGTTCCAGGGCGAAGCCTGCGATGAGATTTGGTTGGATGAGGATATTTCCCGAACCGACGATAGTATCTACGGCGAGTGCATCGCGCGGCTCACGACCACGCGCGGCATCATTGTTTGCTCGCTGTCGCCGTTGCTCGGCATGTCGCCGCTGCGCAAGCGGTTCAAGGAGCGGAGCGTGACCGGCGAATGTGTTGATGTGGTGATGACGATCTACGACGCCGCCGTGTCGAACGGCGGTCACATCCCCGATGAGGACATCCCGGCGATCATCGCGGGCTACAAACAAAGCGAACGGGCAACTCGCGCATTCGGCGCCGACATGCAAGGTGAAGGCGCAGTGTTCGACATCCCCACAGCGGAGATTGCGCACAAGCGCGCTTGGGGCGATTTTCCGGCGTACTGGCCTTGGTTGTGGGCGGTCGACTTCCGGCATTCCGGCAAGGAGGCGCCGGGCGGCCATCCGTTCGCCGCCGTGCTGGGATGCCGCGATCCCGACAACGACGTGATCTACATCACGCACGCGGTGCGAATGCACGGCCTCGCGCCGATGCACGTCTTTGCGATCAAACAACACCCGCTGCGCGGCGCCCCGGTGGCGTGGCCGCACGACGGCGGGCGCGGCGCGGGCATCGTGTCGGGCGAGACAATCGCCGCGACCTACAAGAAGCTCGGATTGGCGATGCGCCCGACGCACGCGACGTTCCGCGACGGCGGCTACAACTTCGAGGCCGGGATTGCCGAAATGGAAACCCGGTTCGCCACCGGGCGGCTCAAGATCGCCAGCCACCTGAGCGAAGCGTTCGATGAGTACATGAATTACCACCGGGTCGACGGGCTTGTGCACAAGGTCGATGACGACATTCTGTCCGCGATCCGGGTGCTCTGCATGGACATCCGGTACGCGCGACAGACCAATCAGTTTGGCGAGAACATGCGCCGGGCCGGGCCGACGATGGCGCAGAACGTCGACTTCGATCTGTGGCGGCCCAACGGGTAAGCGGTGCTGCCTTTTTAATTGACTTGAAAGTCAATCATAATGCGGTCGGTCGGGCGTCGCCGCCCGCAGGCCACATGGCCTTCCAGTTGTCAGGGATCGCACGGCGGCGCCCGGCCACAGTAAAACCGTGAGGCGTCCGATGACTGTTGAATTGCCCCCGATGCCGCCGCGCATTGCGCGCCTGCCGCGCGATCATCGCGGCTTTCCGGTGCCGTGGTTCGTGACTTGGTTTGTCGATGGCAAGGCGGGGGAGTTTGGCGAAGGCGAACCGGATTTCCGCTGCGCCGATGAGCGCAAGTTGATCCGCGCCGCGCGCCAACCGATTTGCTGGGTGTGCGGCGACCAACTCGGTCGCCATCGGGTGTTCACCATCGGACCGATGTGCGCGGTCAACCGGGTGATCAGCGAACCGCCGTCGCACCGCGATTGCGCCGAGTTCTCCGTCAAGGCGTGCCCGTTCCTGTCGCGCCCGCGCATGCGCCGCAACGAGCTTGACCTGCCCGAGCAACGCAAAGAGGCGGGCGGCTTTGCGATCATGCGCAACCCCGGCGTCATCTGTTTGTGGGAAACGCCCGACTACCGGGTGACCAAGGCGCAGCGCGGCAACGCGGGCATCCTGTTTTCATTGGGCGAACCGACGCGCGTCGATTGGTATGCGGAAGGTCGCAAGGCCACGCGCGATGAGGTCTTGAGTTCGATTACCAGCGGGATGCCGCTCCTGATGGACATGGCGCAACGCGACGGCATGGACGGCATTCGCGCCCTGGAACGCCAGCGCGAGCGCGTCAACGGCTACCTGCCAGCGGCGGCCTAAGCATCAACCGACCTCGCGGTTTTGGTGCGTTGCAGACCGCGCCCGCGCATCCCAGCCTGATCATCGCGAAGCTCTTGTGTCAGGGCTTCCTCCCTGTACTCGGCGAGCCCGCGTCCCCAATTGCGGGCTCGCTCCCTTGGAGCCTGCGATGGCAATTCCGATCACACCAAACGGTACCGGGCTGGGCGACATGCTCGACCGGCAGGTTGTTGATGAAACCGAGGAGGAGCGCAAGAAGCGGCTGCGCGAGCAACAGCAAGCACTCGTTGGCCCGACGCCATTGTCGAGCGCGATGGGCCTGACCCGGTCGGGCGCGCTGTCATCGGTCTACGGCGGTGCCTACTGAACTCTCCGCACGCCGCTGCGCCGAGGAGCTACGTCAGACGTGGCAGGGCCGATTGCTCGCCGCCACCGCGACCGATTGCATCCGCGTGCCGTCGAACGAATTGCAAGCCATCTGCCTCTCGATCATCGCGCATTGCTTTGACGACACCGACGCGGTGCCGGTCCTGCTGCGCGTGCTGTTCCCCGATTTCCAGACGCTGGCGCCGCCGTTCATCTGTTCGATTGCGCACGTCGACAAGGCTGGCCGGGTGGTCGCCGACATCGTCGCGCGCAACGGCTGGGAGCGCCGCCGCAACACCGTGCTGTTCCTCTCCCTCGATGACCTCAAGACGCAAATGCGCAAGGTCGCCGACACCCTCAAGCTCAACGACGTTGATCGCGTCGAGTTTTTCAAATGCGTGCAGGCGTGGTGCATGGCCGACCACCGCCTCGATCCCGCGATGAACCCGGCTGATCCCGACGCCAAGAGGCTCAAGTATCACTGATGGCCCAAGTCGTCGCCACCATCGAAAAGCGAGACGTTGCCGCGTTCCGGCAGATTTCCTCGCGCGAACAGGAAGTGGTGCGCACGATCTTTCAGGAGTTTTCGCAGTACCAGATTTGGCGGTCGAACTTCGCGTCGCAGTGGGAGGAGTGCGCCGAAATCCTGCTGCCGACCTCGCGCAACACGTTCTTCTATCAGAACTTCAATTGGGGCGGCGAAAAGAAAACCCAGCAACAAATCGACGGCACCGCCGGGCTCGCGCTGCATCGCTTCTGCGCCATCGCCGACAGCTTGGTGACGCCGCGCAACACCAAATGGCACGCGCTCACTGCGGGCGGACCCAACGCCGACTACATCATGAAAGACCGGCAGACCCGCTTGTGGTTTGAGGATTTGACGCGGGTGCTGTTCACGCAACGCTACAAGGCCAACGCCAACTTCTCGGCGCAGAACTACAACAACTGGCAATCGCTCGGCGCGTTCGGCAACGCCACCATGTTCTGCGATGCGTTCGACGCCCGCTTCTACGGCGGCGAGCGCGGGCTGCGCTACCGGGCGGTGCCGCTCGGCGAGACGTTCTTTGGCGAGAACCATCAGGGCAAGGTCGACCGGATGATCCGGTGGTTCCGGCTGACCGCTTTCCAGGCCGCGCAGAAGTGGGGGCTCAACGCGCTGCCGCCCGGCCTGCACACCGCGCTGCACGAACAGAGCAAGTGGCCCTACAGCTTCCTGCACAGCGTCAAGCCGCGCGAGGATTACGATCCGCAGCGCATGGACGTGCGCGGCAAGCCGTTCGCCTCCTATTACGTCTCGGTCGACGGTCAGTGTTTGATGCAGCCGGAAGGCGGCTTCCGCCGGTTCCCGTTCGCGACCTCGCGCTACGATCAGACGCCCGGCGAGGTCTACGGTCGCGGCCCGGCGCAGATCGTGTTGCCCGCGCTCAAGACGCTCAACGCCGAGAAGGCGACGTTCTTGAAGCAGGGGCACCGCGCCGCCGACCCGATCTTGCTGACGGCGGACGATGGCCTGCTTGATTTTAATCTGCGGCCCGGCGCCACCAACAAGGGCGCGATGACGGCGGACGGCAAGAAGCTGGTCGACATCCTGCCGACCGGCAACATTCAGATCAGCGAAAAGATGATGGCCGAGGAGCGGTCGCTGATCGATGACACGTTCTTGGTGTCGCTGTTCAAGGTGCTGACCGAGAACCCCAACATGACCGCGACGCAGGTCATCGAGTTGGTCAACGAGAAGTCGATGCTGGTCGCGCCGACCTTGGGCCGTCAGCATCAGGAATACATCGGTTCGCTGGTGCCGCGCGAAATCGACTTGCTGATGGACATGGGAATGCTGCAACCGATGCCGCCGCGACTGCGCGAGGCGCGCGGCGAGTACGAGGTTGTCGATACCTCACCGCTGGCGTTGGCCGCGCGGGCGAGCGAGGCGGCAGGCTTCATCCGTACTACCGAAAGCGTCAAGGAGTTGGTCAACATCACGCAGGACATGTCGTTGCTCGATCCGTTCGACTTCGATACGGCGGTGCCGGAAATCGCCCGCATTCAGAACGTGCCGGAACGGTGGATGGCCGACGACGACGCGATCAAACAGAAACGTCAGGCTCGCGCCAAGCAGCAGGCCGCACAGCAGCAGATACAGGCGCTGCCCGCGCAGGCCGCGATGGTCAAGGCGCAGGCCACGATGGCCAAGGCACAGCCCGGTATTTCACCCGGCGGCCCGGCACTCGGTGGGCCGCAGCAATGAAGGTTGAGGAAATCAGGATCATGACGCACTTCGGCGTCGACAAGCGATGCGACCTGTTTGTTCGCACCGACGCCGGTCGCAACATCACGTCATCGATCCGCTGGGGCGCCGACAAGCTCGACGCGGAAGGCTGCGCCAAGATGATGGCAATGGTGACCAGCGCGATCCTGCAAGGTGCCACCGCCATTGATGAGGCCGCGCGCCGCAACAAAGTGTTGAACGGATGACCGAGGAGGAATTGGCGCGGTACACCGAACGCAAACGCGCCTATCAGATCGCGTTCAACTCGATAGCCGGCCAGGAAGTGATGAAAGACCTGTCGCGCTTTTGCGCGGTCAAAGTCACGACCGGCGGCGACATGTTGTTGGAAGGCAGGCGACAGGTGTTCATCCGCATCCAACAACTTCTGGAACTCGACGTGAACCTACTTGCAGAGACGTACAAGAATTGGGGAGAATACTGATGGCAGGCGAAACCACGACCACCAGCACGACGACCACCAACAACACGCCGCCGTGGCATCAGGGCGTCGATGCCGATCTGCTCGGCGCTTGGCAGAACAAGGGCTACGATCTGACCGACCCGGCCAAGGTCGCCGTCGAAACCGGCAAGGCGTGGCGCGAGGCCGAACGGATGGTCGGCGTTCCCAAGGAACAACTGCTGCGGCTTCCGGCCAACGCACAGGATGCGGCGGCATGGCGCGGCGTCTACGAACGGCTCGGCGCTCCGAAGGAAGCCAAGGACTACGATTTTACGAGCGTCAAATACAACGGCACGCAAGACCTTGAGCCGTCGTTTGTCGATGCGCTGCGCTCGGCGTTCCACACGCGCGGTGTCTCCAAGGACGCCGCCACCGACATCACCAAGGCGGTGGTCAACTTCCTGAACAGCGAGGACACTCGCGAGGCGACCGAAGCTGCGGCGCGCAAGACCGCGCAGCTTGCCGCGCTCGATGCCAAGTGGGGCACGCAGAAGGACGCCAACTATCTGACCGCGCTCAACGGCGCCCGCCGCTTGGGTCTGTCGAAAGAACAGATGCAGGGCATCGAGGCCGCCATCGGCTACGACGTGGCGGCTGAATTGTTCCGCAAGATTGGCGCGGGCACCAACGAGGACACGTTCGTAGACGGCGGTGCCAAGACCGGCCAACCGGCGACCTCCGAGGCCGCGCAGGCGCGGCTCAACGATCTGAAATCCGACCCCGATTGGATGAAGCGTTACCTGTCCGGCAGCGAGAAGGAAAAGCGCGAGTTCAAGTCGCTGATCGAACAGATCACCGGCATCAGCGAGGCGCAAGAACTCGCGCGTCTGACCGCTTAAAAATGGATCTAAAAATGAACGAAACCGAACCCACAA